TTAAAATGATCTCAGCGAACACAGTGATGCGCCGCGCGCTCGGGGCCGAGACGCGAAATACGAAGACGGTCGCCGATTTGAATAACATTTTGACAAGTCTGCATAATCTGCGGGGGCACTTTGAACCCGACTTAGTGGCCGGAATTAGCCGGGCTTCTGACGATCTTCAAAAAATTATCGATACTTTACAGGGAGCTTAAAATGATCCAATCTTCCTCAATGACCGCAACCGAGTTGGTTCGCGTCAACGGCTTCCTCCCGCATGTCATGCACGAGCGCGCCGCCGCTGCGTTGGATCGTGACGAAGTGCTGTCCGCCGAGTTAAATAACATTTTGACAAATCTGCATGACTTGTCAGGCACGACTAAGCCGGGTCTGGTCGCGGGGCTTAACCGGGCTTTTAAAGATATTCAACGGCTCGTTGACGAACTACAGGAGGCGTGAGATGACTAAAAAGCACACATCAATCAGTACGGTACTGCCGCACGGCATGACGCGGGGAGACCGTGTCCAGTTCGACGGGAAAACCACTCGGGTCGTCGTCAAGAGCGTTAATCGGAACTCATTCATCATCCGGCCGCGCCGCTGGTATGACTCGATCGGGGAACTACGTGCGCGGTTTAACGCTTGGGCGTCTTGGCTAGACCGTGGACTTAGCGCTAAAGTCCTCCTTTTTCTGATTATATGGGCGGAGTTTTGCCAGATCCTTAGCGAACTACCTCGCGCCCTTTTGCCGTAACCATGTCATCGGGCAGGCCGCGCACGGAATAGATATACCGGTAATTACACCGGCAGAATACTTCCTCGCCCGGCTGCGTGATCTCGTCCGAATATCCGGCGGCGCCGGGCTTTACCAGGCCTTGCGCACTCGCCCAGTTGCCCCGGATGAGGTACACACGCCCGTCGCGCTCTTTATGGTCGGGGCGGGCGTTGTACCCCGGCTGCCGATAATGCGAGTGCCACTCGCAGGCGATCGCCCCGCTGTCTACCGCTACGATATCGTTGATCGTGGCCACGAGCTTATGCCCCTGATCGATCGCAACACGCCGTTCCTCGTACGGGAGCGAGCGCAGCGCTTTCTTCAAATCGTCGCGTACCTCGGGCTTGTCGACCGCCCTACTTCCGCCAGCCGGCACACTTGTCGCCCACCCGCTGAACCGCTGCAGAGTCTTGGCGATACTCTGTTGCCGGTTCAATTTGATCAATTGCGCCGACGCCATAACACGCCGGTCAAGCTCGGACCGTAAGCGCGGTTTAATATGTTCCAGGCTGAAGCGGGAGACGCCCGGATGCATTTTAAGTACGCCGCCGCGCTCGACCGCCCGCTTCCAGATACTCGCCAGGGCGTCGGACATCGTTGCTTGAATGGCGAACTCGGGCAACATCGCGGCGCGCGCGGCGGTCTCAATCCGGTCCATCCAGCCGTCTATGCGCGATTGGCTGTCGAAGCCATTTGCCTCGATATCGGTGATGGCATCGTTGATGACTTGGTAAAAATTCACGATGTGAGCGGGGCCAATATTGCGTATTGCCATTGCTCGGGGTCTAATAGCCCCGCCTTACTGGGGTGCGGGTCGTGCACAATCTGCCCGTTACACCCGACGACGGCGTGCCAGATGCCTTGCCCCCGCGGAGACGGGCCGGAAATTTGATGGTAGACGTTCTCGTCCAGTTTCAAATACCGCGCCAGGTCGATGCGCCTCAACATCTCCAGACCGCGCGCTTCTAGAAAATCCTCGATTCGAGTATAGAAGTGTTCCGGTCCTGCGTCTAAAAAATGAGGAACTTCCTCGAGCGATAAATCGAGCAACGACGCTATTACCGCGCGTTGACAATCGCCGTACTGGAGCGGTTCGGCGATATACAAAAATTCTTGATCTTGCGGCGTCATTTTTCACCCTCAATAGGGGTTGCAACCGGCTCCGGCGGCACGTACGCCATCAACGCTTCCATATCAAATTCCAGCGGCGCCCCGAATAGTAATTTCATGTCATTGCAATTATCCGTGGCCCACTGCACCATGCGTGCCTTATTTTCCGGGTCCAGCGACGGGAGCAGCGCCTGCAGCATGTCGGTAATGCCCTCGAGCTTCACCTTTTCCGCCTTCGATAGCTCGGAATCAGACTCTTTAAGCAGGTTCGGCCACTCAGCACGGAATGAATTCATCCATGAGGTAAAGGCCACTTCATAGCTGACACTCCCGTACTCATCGGTGTATTGCGCCTGAATCGTCTTGTAAAACTCGGGGTTCCACGCGCGGTACATCACGATCGGATCGAAAAATGCGTACAGCGGCTGCAGCCATCGGCGCATCCGGTCGATGTACTGCGCTTCTTTCTTGGCGTCTTCCGACCCCTCGCCGAACCCTTCTGCCAGCGTTTCCTCGGTCAACATGCGCGCCGGCATATCGTCAGCCGCGGCGATGTTCTCCAAAATATTCTTGCGCGCGTAGTTCGCCTTCTCGGCGTTGGTCATGTCCAGGGTTTCGACGTCATCCTCGGGGCCGATATTGATCACATTGTTCGTCTCGGACTCTTTGAGGATGTTGCGCTTGATCCCCATGGCGCCGGCCATCAAATTATTGACGATCGACCCGGCCTGCTTGATCTTGGCGATGAGTACGCCGGCCTTACGCGTCACCATGTCATCCGTGATCATGGTTTGCACGTACGATTTGAGCGGGAATAGCGCGCGCTGGTACACGCTGCGCCCAACGAAGCCGAAGCCCGACGACGTGTACGAAATGTAGATTGGCCGTTCGTTCATCAACGTGACCGACCGCGACCGATGGTACGGCACGCCCGCGACCGAGATCGCCGCATGCTTCTGAAAGTCGGGGGAGTTCGGATCTTGATTCAGCACCAGCGACCCGGCGGTGTTCAGCGGATCGAGGTCGTTGAAGTACAAATTCAACCTGGCGTAGTCCTTCGTCGGTATTTCTTTATTCGTTGGTATATTCGGCGCACCGAACGCACATGACGCAATGCCGTACACCCGCGCCAGCGTGCCGGTGTTCAAGATATGGTCATCGATACCTAGTTTCAGCCACTCAGCCTCGAACGCTTCTTTGACAACGTCGCCCGGCGCTGCTTTGACGACCAGTTCACGGGCTTGCGATAGGGCGACGCGCAACGGCTTTTGCGCCATCTTGAGCCCGAGCGGGTGGAACTCGTACACCGTCTTGCAAAGCTGATAACTCGGCTCGGTGCCCGGTTCCATCCCGTCAGTCATCAAGAAGGATTGAAGCGCGTTGCCCAGCGCCGAGCCGTTGACGGAGATGCTAGACATATTGAATCGTTACATCTGCGGGGGTTGCGCCGGCCGTCACGACGTACAGCCCCGTCGCCAGGGCGATATTGAACGCGAGCGATGTTTGCGCGGCGGCCGAGATTGTGGCCAACTTGGTGCCTGTGTTGTCGATGCCGTCGTACACCGTCACGCTGGCGCCCGCTTGGGCGGTGTTGACCGTCACGCCCTCAAACGTGCCGGCGCCGGTCTTAACGAGCGTGCCGACCGACGTGGTAATGTTTTTGGCAAGCGCCCCGGCTGCGTAGACCGGGATCGCCCCGGCGCGCAGGTTTTGGGCATTCGGGAAAGCTGAATTACTCATGATTTAAAACCCCTCGGCCCCGTTCAGGCCAATAATTACGCCATAAGTGAAAGCGTCTGTCAAATCGTCCGCGCGCTTGGCTGCATCCTTGTCGCCAATCCGATACCCGCATACCTGCGAGATTGAATGGTTGCGGGTTTGGTTCTTGTACTCCATTACTTTATCATACGCATACGCAGAATACTTGACTTCTTCACGATGGACGGCCCCGGATACCATGATCGCGCGGCCATCCTTACCGATCGAAGTGATTTCCCCCGCGATCGGCTGGCACGCCAGGCCCATACGTTGCGCATATTGATTCAGGGCAATACCGCTGCTCTTGTCCTCGATGAACGCCCCGATAAATCCGCCGCGCGCCTTGCACTGAGCAGCCAACTGTTCGCCGCGCTGCAATACGCTCGGTAGCCACGTATTCAACATGTCCGCTTTAATTTGTACAATTTCCCAATCCAGCACGGTGAGCGGGTGCCCGAAATGCTTAGACAGCGCGAACCACTTTACCGCCGTGCCATCGTTTTCGGAACCGTCTTTCATCGCCGAATCGATCACGGCGTACACACAATCGCAATTCATCGGGTACTCGACGCCTTGCCCGTTGACCGTCAATTTTTCCGATGAGAAGAACGCCACGCCGGACCAATCAACGAACTCTGCAAGGTATTCTTGCTGGTACGCGAGCGGTGCATATTGCTGCACCAGGCGCGCGACGGCTTCCGGCTTTAACGTGGGGTTCGCTGCGGTCGGCGC